CGAACCCATAGACTTAGAGACCTATGAGAAGCTGAAGAAGGAGTTTCCTGAGTCCATCGACTGGACAATCTCAGAAAACTCTGACATGACGGAAGGGTCTCAGCAGTTAGCCTGCACGGGTAATAACTGCGAGTTGTAAACTTAAGGGGACTTCGGTCCCCCTTTTTTACTTAAGGTACATACATGAATATCAAACGTGACATCGAAGTACGCATCAAAGTACTTGAAAACAAGTTAACCAAGTCTATCCCCGCAGCCCGTAACAATGAGATACGAGGAGAGATCATGGGTCTTAAGTGGGTGCTTGAGCGTCTTTAGTGACTACATAATCATGTTACGCATAGGGGCAGACACACGTTCAGCCTGTAGGTCTCTAACAACCTCGTTCTGTCTACGTACGTAATTACGTACTTCTGCTTGGTCCTCTTCGGGTAGCGACCTCATAATGTCCACTACTACGTTACCTGCGGCCACTAACATTGCGTCCCTATTTTTAAACTCTTTATTTTGGAAAGCAATGAGCTTGTTCACATTAGCTGGGTTGTAAGCAGCTTTAGCTAGAAAGATAGGAAGAGTCAAAATAGCAGCGCCTCCGATAACACCTGTTGCCGCTGAACCTCCTACCGTACCTCCAGCAGTTGTCAAGAGACTACCGCCTAAGCCTAGTACAGCACCGCCAGCGCTATATTCCTTGGTCCTCAACATAAGCTCACCAATGTTACTGCTGGGAAATTGTGACGCTTCGGACATCAGGTTAAACAACTGACGTACTTTTGGTGATTTGTTGCCAAAGAGAATCTTAAGTTTTTCGGCGTCTTTCCCTCTTTCAAAACGAGAAGCCAGCTTCTGAAACTTTTGTATATCAAAGTCGCCAGAACCTAGAGTAGGCATAAGCTGTTTTAAGTAACCTTCTTGGAGCTTTGCCATTGCTTCGTCTAAAGACGCTGGAGGAGTTCCTCCTGCTTTTCTGATTGCAGCATGAGAGGTCCGCAAAGACTTAATCATTGAGTTCAAGTTGTCTAGGCTTCCTGAAGAAGCTGCAAGCTGTCCCAAGGCAGCGTATTGTCCTGCCTTAGCGCTTTCTACCAGACCTCTTATGTTGCTAGGAAGAATCCCTTCAATAGTCTCTCCATAAGCTTTTTTGACTGCTGCGTACTCAGCCGCTGCTGCGGGGTTTAGACGCTTGATTTCACGTTGGACCGCCATACGTATCATTTCCGACATTTCGGCTAGTTCTCTAGCAGCCTCGCTATTGTAGGAGTTAGAGTTAAGGTCACTAAACTTTCTCATGTCTCTCATCAGCTTCTTTTCGTAATCAATAAGATTAGAAGCAGATATGTTTTTCATTCTGCCTAGGTCTTCAATAATACTTCTAGCAAAGCCTAATGTATCGTCGTCAAGTACTGTAAAGCCCTGCTTCTGACCGCCTCTCTGACCTGCTTTGATAAACCTTTCAACTTGACGCTTAAACTGACCTGTGTTTACTGTTGCTTTTCCTATGTTAGAAATTACGTCGTTCATGCCCTGTTCGTAGATGTTGAAAGCAGCGTTACGACCTTGGTCAATTACACTGAACATCTCTTGTCCAAGGACTGAAGGCTGAATACCCTCTCTTCCTACGTTGGAAAGCAACGCATCAAACTCCTCTTGAACAACTTCGTTAACCCTGTCGTAATTTCTTCGACCAACACCTTGAGAAAGAATACCTGTGTCTGCAATCCTTTGAGTAAGCTCCTTTTGTCGAGTAGCTTGGTAAGGAGTCAACGTAGCTCCCTGCTCCGAAAGAATTCTCTGGGAGGCACGTATTGACTCTTTGCTACCAGCAACAGCTTCACCAACAGGGGCTTGAGCCAAGAACTCTCTTGCAGTTTCATCAGGAGAAATACCTAAAGGTAGGTTTTTCTTTATCAGCCTGCCTAATAAAACAGCCCCCTTTCCTCCAACAAAAAGACCTGTATCTATACCAGCACTAATCAGGGCTTCTTTTGTTGCGTTGTTATAATCTACTTCTTTACCTTGAAGTACGTCTTCAGTAACTTCACCACCAAAAGTACCTGTAGCTCCTCCTATAATAGTTCCTGCTAGGATAGCGTAAGGATTTGCAGTCCCGACGGCAGCTAGTTTACCTCCTGCATAAGCACCTGCTAGACCAGCAGGAATGTCTATGTTTTCTAAACTAAAATCTCTAAGTTTTTCGCCTGCAGTCTTACCTCCGGGGGTTTGGTCCATGCTAGTAATAAGACCAGCACTCATTGCCTTGTCCAGAATAACTTCTCTAGATGTGCCTACGGGAACATTTTTAAGGACGTTGTCGTTGGCAAATTTAACGTCCATCAACTCTTGTTCTGCCATGTCTATGCCTTATGGTATGTCGTCAAAGTTAACTACTTTGTTGCCTGTTTGTTGTGCATTAGGGCCTGTGTCTGCTGAGTAAAGAGCATTTACATAGTTTACATAACCGTCTAAGTTTGCGTCGTCAGTAAACATGTATTGAATAGCTGCTTTTTCTCTACCTAGTCTCTCTTTTAGTCGATTAAGAATTGCTTTGTTAACCCCTTTAGAGTTTTCCAAAGCAGGAATTAATTGCTCTAGGTACTGTCTTTCACCTTCTGTTGGGTTAGCACCAAATGACTTAATACGGCCTACCAAAAGCTCCTTGGCGATTATTCTTAGTTTACCGGGATCTGTCTCTTCGGTTCCAAGAACTCTTTCAATGGTGTTCATAAGAGGAACCAGACTGCCGCCTTGGTCTATTACTTCAACAATTCCCAACAAGTCATTTACATCTGTCAAAGTGCTTTCTACTACAGGAAGGCGTTGAGAAGCCTTCATTCTTAAGTCAGAGAAGTTGTCGCTCTCCTTAATAATATCTGCCTTAGTAATGTCTACATTCTTTTTTATTTCTTGTTCTTCTTCAAACCTTCCAAGCCTTTCACCTGCTGTTTCTCCGTAGGCTCCTCCTTTTTCAGTAAGCCTGTTTTGAACCGTTGCTCCTGTGTCAGGGTCAGTGTAACTAAAGGCGTACGGTATTTCGTGACCCACTGGCTGGTATTCGTCAGCCAAAGTACCGTCAGGTTTTCTTATTTCGGTTATTCTGTACTCTAGACCTCTATTGTCTTTGTACTTTCCTGCTCCCAAGAATGTTGTTTTACCGCCACCAACGCCTGTTCGGGCAGTTCTCAACCTGTCAAGTTGAGTGCCACGCTCTTCAGCTAAAATTTGCATGGCTTCGTTTTGAGAAACTTTATGCCTGTCAGCAACATTTAAAAAACCCTGTAATTTTCCGGGATCTTGTGGATCAAAAAGATCCATTTGTGCCATAGCACGTAAACGTCCACGACCTTTTTCACGCAAGGGTTCGTCAAAACCTTCACGCAAACTTTGCGCTACGGGTATGTTTTTAACGTCCCCTCCAGAAGCTATAAAACCAGAAATGTCTTCTTGTGTTAGAGGACCTTCTCCTGACAGAAGTCCCTGAAGTCTTTCTCTCTTTGCTTTTTCTTGCGCTATCTGACGTGGTCTTGCGCCAAGCTGTTGTGCAGCCGTAAACAAACCTGTTTGGTACGAAGGTTGTAAAAGACCTTTTATAAACTGTTCCGAAAACTTAGCCATTTGTGGCCTCCTATAGCTTGAAGATGTTGAACAAGCCGCCACCGGACGGATCAAGTCCTATTACGTCGTCTAGGAACTCAGACATAGACTTACCAGTGCCTAAGACACCACCTCCGCCACCGCCTCCAGTTCCTCCAGTTGTTCCACCACCAGCACCACTTACGTACGTAGGCTGCAACGCTTGCTGCAACAAACCTGTGCCGATCTGACCCATGAGGTTAGCTTGAGTGATACCTGAGGACAAGAGGGCCTCAATACCGCTCATTTCAGCTTCACCGAACATACCAGCGCCTTCCAACTGCCCACGTTGGGCTAGTTGAGCAGTAGTCATGGCAGGCTGTGCTGCGGCAGTCAACTGTGCCTGAGGTACGTAACCAGCGGACAAGAATTGACCGCCAAGTTGTGCCTGTTGCGCTTGCTCTGCTTGCGCCTGTTGCATTGCAGTCAACATGGCTCTGTTACGGGCTTCTTCCTGTGCCGTAGCCATAGCCAACATTTCGGGAGTAGCGCCACCATAGGCAGCAGAACTAACCCCAAGGCGTCCCTGTGCTGCCAAACGCTCTTCCAAAGCCAACCGCTGGCGCTCCTCTTCAGGACGCATAGCTGCTCTCATGCGTTCAAACACGGCCTGCTCACGGGCGTCCATGGGCTGCTGGGCCTGACCGTAGAACTGACCAGCGCCGCCTAAAAGTTGCTGCTGTAGTGCTGCTTCTTCTGGAGACACGGTCATCGTAGTCCCGCCTTCGGGGCCGACACCCATCATGCCGCCAGTAGCAGTAGTCACAGTGAATGGTTTAAACTCTGTCTGCTCTAGGCCCTGACGTGCGATCTGAGACGCCTCACGTCTAGCCCTCTCGCCTATGTCACCCAGACGTTGGTACGCCTGTTGTGCAAGTAGAGCGCCTGCGCCAGTACCTAAAGCCTGTTGACCGCCAGTGCTGCCCAAGAAACCACCAATGCCGCCTAGTATACCACCTAGGGTGTCTGCAATGGTGTTGGTTTGTGTAGTACCAGAAGCAGGCAATGTTCCACTAGGTTGTGCTGACATAACCATATCTATTATTTGTTGTTCAGACAGGCCAGAAACACTGGGAGGGCTTCCTATTATTGAGCTCATATTTGGGTTTATCATAACAGTTTACCTATCAAAGCCATTACGTTAATCTCCTGTAGCGACAAAGGTGACCCGTCAATTTCTGACTCTAGGCCGACCTGTACACTTGTTCCGTATCCGGTGGTGTTGAGGCTACGTTGATTTGTTAGCTGTCCACCTGTAAATTCTACTGTTGTATACTCACTTTCACCGTAGAAACCAGTTATTTGGTTTCCTACAGTAAATTCCGTTGTTGCGTATGTTGTGTCGAAGTCATACGCCCACTTCATAAATACTGTTGCATTATTTGCACCCACTAATGTGGGCTTCAACTTCTTCAAAATCTTGATTCTAGAGCTATCGCCAAACGTCAAGCTTGGGCTGTAGTAACGAAAGCGATAACCAAGGTTGTTGTCTTTAAATCCTTCGTACTTACTAATCCCATTGGTTGTGCCTATTTGTAAGTCACCGTTTTCTAGCCTGGTATATGCAGTAAAGCCAGTAGAAGGCCATCGAGTTGTTCGATAAGAACCATTCTCTAGGGTGCCTCTTACATCAAAACAATATGTAACATTTTGTCCAGTAAAGGTTAGTAAGTAGAAGCCCTCCTCAGGACTGTACACAGACCTAAAAAACTCTGTTTCATTCTGTAGTGCAGCAATGATGTCCTTAGTAATGTTACCGGACAAACTGCTAATAGGCATTGACTTTTCTTGTATTGTTCTACCAAAGCTCTTGAGTCCTGTGTGTGACAAGAACAATACGTCTGTACCTGTGTACTGCACAGTATCTCTATCAACACAACCAACGCCTGATATTGTATCTTCTAGTGTCATGCTGGCAGGTGACGTAGCTCCTGTGTACACAACAATGCTGTGCTTACCAAAGATAATTAGCTTGTCATTGTGTGCTGCCAAAGCAACTATCTCATCGTAACCATCAGGCCAAACAGTAGAGATATCTATATTGCCGCTAGATCCACCAGTCCAAACATGACCCTGAAGTAGGTCAGACCAGTAAATTGTAGACTTATCAGTACTAAAATCTGCTGTCCAAAGGCGACCAAACGCAGCTAAAACTTCGTTACCATACTTTGCGCTAGTCATGCCATTAGCACCAGATACAGAACTAAGCGTGGCTACTGCGTTACTAGCATTGTCATACACTAACGGCTCTAAACCTCTTTGGAAGAAATAGAGTTTTTCATTAAAGGTTACCATCTTCCAGTTGTCAGCAGTTATTGTATAGCTGCCGGGGGTTTCGTTTGCTAGTGTTGTTGTTCCGCTTAGTATTTTGTTGTTGCCAACAGAAAAAATCTTAGTATTTCCGGAGTCGTCCCTAAACTCTTTTATAGACCTTATTGAACCAGTGCCTAGCTGTGTTTTGTTTGTTGTTAATACAGTGTGGCCCTTACGTGCAGCAATACGACCACGTTTGTCTATTACAGCGTTGTCTGCAATTTCTGCAAACGACGGGTCTTGAGCCAACGGCGAGTCTTCGGTGTTAACGCCTTTGAACGCTGGGGCTACAAGATTGATACTTTGCAGTTGTTGAGCCATATCAAATAGTCCTAAATACCATTTCTTCAGGGTGCTTTGCTGCATCTATAGCAATAGCATCAGACAAAAACTTGTCAGCAATCTGGAAGTACTCAACAACTGACGTACCTCCTGTTTCACCACGCTCACGGGCCAGTAAAGCCACGGCGTAATGTATTACAGGCATCGCAGGAACAAGCAAGGAGTCTGTATTAGCACTTAAGTCTGCTTGTCTTTTAATTACGTCAAATCGCAAAGTATACGCCCCGTCTGGTGTCGGGCCTACGAGAACCTGTGTGTCACCGCTAGAGTCTAAACCGTTAAAAGTGTAATACTTTGGCGTACCTTCTGCTGCACTGCTGATATACAACTGGTCGTTAAAATAGTCTTTAGTTCGGTACTCCATAAAACAATTTTGTGTGTCGTTGATAACTGACATAACTTTTACATTGTCGCCACAACCAGTTAGTGAGTAACTGTTGTCGGAAGCAGTAGTAGTTACAATAATGGTTTCACGCAAGGCAGACCAGTCAGTTGCTTCTTCTACTACCTTCTTAGCATCGTTAATAAAGTCACTTACCATTTTGACATAGGTGGTGCTAGTGACTGACGTAGTTTCTTCTTCGCGCAACCGACGCAGTACATTATTCATTAGGTTCAAGTATGTCATGCTAATCTTCCTATCAATTGGGCAAGGTTTTCCTGAGCCGTTGGTTCTTGTGGTGTTAACATACCGGGATCTTGATACGCTTCATAACCTAAACCTGCAAACTCTTGTGGTCGAAAAGAGGCAATTTGTGGTCTAGCCGCCAGCATAGCTGCTTGTTGCATCTGTTCTTGTGCAATCTGTTGTTGTTGTTGCCCAAGGCCAAACATAGAGCCTACACCAAACCGCAAGAGTCCCTCTAAACCTTCTTGGAATTGTGACTCTAGACCTCCAATGCCTTCTTCTACTTCTCCTACACGGGATTCAACACCAGCAACTTGTTGGCCTATACCTTCTACTTGACCCTGTACGTTTTCAAACTGTCCACCAAACTCACCACGTAAGCCACCCTCAAGGTCACCTATTGTCTGCAAGAAGTCTGACTCAAGTCCAGTAATTTCAGACAAAATGTTAGCTTCTGTTTCTGACAGGTCTACAGAAAACCCTTGTTCGGCTTGGTCTAGTTTGTCGCTTAAGTTGCTAATACTTTGCTCTAGCTGTTGTCCTTGGTTTTCAAACAACTCACGCAGAGCCATGTCTTGTGTAATCACGTCTTCTCTAAGGGCATTAATGTCTACGCCAATTACGGTGCTTATTTCATCAATGCTTAAACCAAGCTCTTCATAACGTCTCTGGCTTTCCGCAGACATCTCTTCAATGCGACCGTCAGCACGTATAACGTCTTCAGCAACACGGGCTACGTCTTCTGTCAAGCCACCAATTTGACCAGTCAGTCGTTCTTCTGAGGCAAAAATGTCGGATCTTATGGCATCCGTGACCTCTTCAAACTGTATACCTTGGTCTGCTAAAAGCGCATTAAACTCTTCAGCGTTTTCTGAAGCTTGTTGTAGTAGTCGTTCTTCTACACCAGTAACCTCTGACAATACCCGTAGTTCAGTTTCAGACAGGTTTACTTCTGCTCCTTGTCGAAACTCCTCAAGCCTACTAATTAAACCTTGTTCAATGCGTGTTCGGTCTTCTGCAGCCTGTTCAAAACCAGCTTCGCGTTCTTCGGCGGCTTGTTGTAAACCCTCTTGTAGTCCACTTACGTTTTCGCTAAGTGCGTTAACAACATTACTAACGCCACCAAGGTTTTCAATAATTGTCTGCTGATTTTCGTCTAGTTCAGTCAGCATACCACCTTGGCGTACAAACTCTTGTAGCGCCTCTTGTTGCTGCTCTGTTATTGTACCTAGTGCAGTCTGTATGCCTTCTCTTTCTGTATCTGCGTCTTCAAGGGACTGCAACACAGGGTCAATGTACTCCGCAAGCATACTACGGATTCTTTCAGGATCTCCAGCAGGCCCTTGTTCTCC